GTAAAACTCATACTGCTAATCTTGAAAAAGAATATAAAGCAAGAACAGGTGGTGGAGTTGATGAACGACCAATTGTAAAGTTGGAAGTTGAATTCATGGGGCACACACATGAACTAATGTTTGGACTCGATGACAGAAGTAAAAGAGGAACAGATGTTCTTCTAAATAGATTTGCCATGAAAGAGATGAACGTCATGGTAGATCCTCAGAAGAAGTTAATTATTACTACACAGAAAGGCGAAAAATAATGACACTACTTGACGCAATTAAAAAACACAACGAAGGTAAGATTGCACTTCATAAAGCAAACATTGCTGTGTATCTAAAGAACCCTGCTGGTATTGGAGAGCATTCTGATATCGCAGAAGCAGTAGAATCAGAACTAGACAAGATCGCTGCCGCACAAGACAGAATTGATGCAATCGAGCAACATTTCGTATCAGAAGATCAAATGCCTCTTTTCTCTTGACATTCTTCCCTTTTTATTATATAATGAGTACAGTTGATAAGGGAAAAAGTCTTGAATTTTTATACACACATCGCCCAATGGGGTAATCAATTACTGGTTCGTGCCGTCAAGAATGGTGTTCGTTCTAACTACAAAGTTAAGTACGAACCCACTCTTTTCGTTCCAGTAAAAAAAGAAACTGGTTGGAAAACGCTTGACGGTAATAACGTCAATCCTATGAAGTTCCTCTCTATCAAAGAGGCAAAGGAATTTGTTTCCCAATACGAAAGTCAACCTCACCTAGTGCATGGTATGACACAGTTTCCCTATACCTATATTTCAGAAACATATCCCAAGCAGATTCAGTTTGACAGTTCGCAGATGCGTATTGTCACTATTGATATTGAGGTGGAGTGTGAGAACGGTTTCCCAAATGCTGATCAGGCACTTGAACCGATGCTTTCCATCACAATCAAGAACCATGACACAGGACGTATCAAGGTTTGGGGATTGCACGACTATCAAAACGACAGAGAAGATGTTCAGTATATTCAGTGTCAGACAGAACGTGAACTGTTGGCACAGTTTCTTGCATGGTGGGAATCTGACCATCCAGACGTAATCACTGGTTGGAATACAGAGTTCTTTGATATTCCTTATATCTGCAACCGTATCAAATCGGTGATGGGTGAGGACGCCATGAAACGTCTGTCACCTTGGGGTGTTGTAAACGCCAAGATGGTGAATAGTGGTTATGGACGCAAGGATCAAGTCTATGACATCATGGGTGTATCAGAACTTGACTATCTTCAACTGTACAAGAAGTTTACTTATTCTAGTCAAGAATCATATCGTCTTGACCATATCGCATTTGTAGAACTCGGCGAACGAAAGGATGAAAATCCTTTTGAGACTTTTCGTGAGTGGTATACAAAAGACTATCAGTCGTTCCTTGACTATAATATCATGGACGTTGAACTTGTTGATAGACTTGATGAGAAGATGAAACTTATCGACTTGCTCTTGACTATGACGTATGAGGCAAAGGTAAATATGTCTGATGCGTTTACGTCAGTGAAGTATTGGGATGTTCTTATCTACAACCATCTTCTCAAGAAAAAGATTGTAATCCCTTCCAAGACAAGAAGCGAAAGCAAGAATGACAAGTATGTTGGTGCATACGTCAAAGACCCACAGGTTGGACAACACAAGTGGGTTATGTCTTTTGACTTGAACTCGCTGTATCCACACTTGATTATGCAGTACAATATTTCCCCCGAAACACTTCTGCCCAAAACGATGGGATTTGATTCGGAGAAGTCGGTGAATGAGTTGTTGCAGAAACAACATGACTTGTCACCACTAAAACCAGCAAGTGTAACTTGCACACCAAACGGTGCATTGTTCAGAACTAAGGAACAGGGGTTTCTGCCTGAGATGATGCAAGAGATGTACAATGATCGTACTATCTACAAGAAGAAAATGCTTGATGCAAAGCAACAATACGAAGATACCAAAGACCCCAAATATCTAAATGATGTGTCTCGTTATCAAAACATCCAGATGGCACGAAAGATTTCCTTGAACTCTGCTTATG